GTGGGTGGCCGCGAAGGCGGCTTACTTCGACGTCGAAGCCTGGCGCCGCTGCCGCGACGCGACGATACCCATTAAGGGCGTCGATGCCATGCAGCTCGAGCGGCTGCGCGGCCGGCGCTGCATTGCAAGCCTGGACCTGGCGTCGAAGGTCGACATCGCCGCGCTCGAACTGCTGTTTCCGCCGATCGGCGCGAGGGCGACGGCCAGCGACCCGTACATTCGGATCGGCTTTTACTTCGTACCTTCCGCCCGGGTCTTACTCGTACCGGCATATGCTGCCTGGGACGCGCTCGGCCTGCTGAATGTCACCGAGGGTGACATCATCGATTACGACGAGATCCTGGAAGTACTCCGCGAGATCCGCGGCTTCTTCCAACTCGAGATGGTCGCCTACGATCCACATCAGGCGACCATGATGGTCACGACGATGATGAAAGAGGGCTTCCCCGTCGTCGAGTACCGTCCGATCGTCATCAACTTCTCGGAGCCGATGAAAGAGCTCGACGCGCTCACGAAGGCGCGGTCGATCGCGCACGGCGGCTGCCCGGTGATGGAGTGGGAAATCGCCAATGTCGTCGCGCAAGCGGACGCAAAGGACAACGTCTATCCGCGCAAGCCGCGCGAGGAAGCCAAGATCGACAATGCCGTCGCGCTGATCGCAGCGCTCGGCGTGGCGATAAGCCAGAAGGAGGAACCGATGGCCGCCTCGCCGTGGGACGATCCGACTTACAGCATGCACGGCGCCGCTGATGGGTCCTGACGATCCGATTTTCGCTGAGCGGCGCGCCGCGCTGGAGCAGCGGTCGAGTCCGCTCGAAAACCCAACCATCTCCCTTTCGACGGCGAGCACGGAGGACCTGCTCGCCTTCTTCGGGATCGCGACGGGCAGGGCGCAGCTGCCTCACGTCACGATCGAGACGGCACTCGAGGTCCCGGCGGTTTTCGACGCGGTAAACTTCCTTTCTGGAACACTGGCAGCCCTGCCGTTGCACGTGTTCAGCGGCCCGGATGAGGACCCGAAGCGCGTCGGCGGCGATCTCGACATGCTCTTGAACGAAGCGCCGAACCCTGAGTGGTCGAGCTATGACTGGCGCAAGTACACGTGGCAGCAGGTCTATACCGGCGGCCGCGGCGTCACTTACATCGAGCGTGCCGGCGTGACGCCGGTAGCGCTCTGGCCAATGGACCCGACGCGGACGTCGGTTCGACGACAGGGCGGCAAGAAGATCTACCGCTTCGATAGCAAGGAATATCCGGCATCGGACGTCATTGACGTTCCGTTCATGCTCAAGGCTAACCAGCTAGACGCTTACGGTCCCATAGCAAAGGGCAACAAGGCGATCGGCCTTGCCATCGCGATGTCCGATTACGCCGCGGCTTTCTTCGGCAGCGGCGGAACGCCGCCCCTCGCTCTCGAAGGCCCGCTGCCTCAGGGCGAGGGTGGTTTCAAGCGTGCACAGGCGGATATTCAGCGCGCGATCGACCTTGCTCGCAAGTCTGGAAACCAGTTCTTCGGGATGCCCCCGGGTCACAAGCTAAGTCCGGTCGGGATCAATCCTGACGACGGCCAGATGACCGAGGCCAGGCTGTTCCAGATCCGCGAGCTCGCTCGGTTGTTCGACGGTCTTCCGCCGAATTTCCTGCAGGACCTTCAATTCGGCACGATGGCCAACACCGAGCAGCAGGATCTGCAGCTCGTGAAGCACATCCTCGCGAGACGCGCCAAACAACTCGAGGATGAGATAAACCTCAAGCTCTTTGGCCAGCGCCGGCGAGCTCGGCGCGTGAAGCACAACATGGATGGGATCCAACGGGGCGCCTTCAAGGACCGAACGGAGGGATATGGGCGTGCCATTCAGACCGGGCAGCTCACGCCAAACGAGGCGCGCGCTCTCGAGGAGCGGCCGCCGCTCGAGGGCGGCGATAAGCTGTACATCCAGGGCGCCACGGTGCCGATCGAAATGGCGGGCAAGATTCAGATGAAGCCCGACCCCCAAGCTAACGGAGACAATGCCGATGCCGGCACCAAAGACTGACGGGCGCGAGCGGCGCGCGATCACCCGTGGCCTCGAAATCAGAGCAGCCTCGGCCGACAATAGCGGCCAGACGGCCAGCGGCTACGCTGCCCTCTTCAACGTCGAGACAAACATCGGCCCCGATTCCGATCCCTATTGGCGGGAAAAGATCGCGCCAGGCGCCTTCGACAAGTCGCTTCGCGAAAATGACGTCGTCGCGCTTCATAGCCATGACAGCGGCCGCATCATGGGCCGCACCGGCGCCAAAACGCTGACGCTGCGCGAAGACGACACGGGGCTGGCGTTCGACAACGAGCTCCCGAACACGACCGACGGCAAGGACCTGGCTGTCCAGATCGAGCGCGGCGATATCGCCGGCATGTCGTTTGGCTTCATCGCCACTCGCCAGGAATGGGACGAGACGGTCGACCCTCCGCTGCGGACGATCCTCGAGGCCGATCTGTACGAGATCACCTACACGGCGTTTCCGGCCTATCCCGACACCGAAGTCGGCCTCCGCTCGCTCGAGCACGCTCGCGCTGAGCGGCGAGAGCATAACAAGACATGCGCCCGCAGCCGGATTGCGGCTCGGCGCGCACGCCAGGCGCATCTCGAGCGCCGAATCTGATCACCCGGCTCAGCCGGAGGTGGCGGCCACCGACCGCCCTCGCAGCCCGCCAACGGCGGGCTTTTTCATGCCCAGGAGCAAACAATGCGTCTGATCCAACTGCAGGAGAAGCGGGGCGAGCTGGTCACCCAGGCCCGCGCCGCTCTCGACGAAATCACCAACAACACCGACGAGGCCCGCGCCGCCGAGCTCGAGCAGCGCCACGACAAGATCATCGGCGAGCTCGACAAGCTCGATAAGGAAATCGCCCGCGAGCAGCGCCAGGTGCAGCTCGAGAAGGAAGAGGAAGAGCGTCGCGCCCAGAAGCGACCGACCGGCGAGGACGGCACTGCCCCCGGCCAGGACGGCGGCGAGCAGCGAACCGACGAGAAGCGCCACGCGGAATACCGCGATGCATTCCTCGCCTACATGCGCGCCGGCTGCGACGTGACCGCGATCGAGGCCGAGCAGCGCGACCTGCTTCGCAAGGCCTACGTCGAGACCCGCACGCAGACGGCGGGGACGGCGGCCGCCGGTGGATACACCGTGCCGAAGGAGCTCGCCAACCAGATCGTCCAGGTGATGAAGGACTGGGGTCCGATGTACGACCCCGGCGTCTCCACCGAGATCGTGACGAGCGGCGGCAACGAGTTCGATATCCCGACCACCGACGACACCGGAAATTCCGCGGCCGACCTGGCGGAGGGCGCCGATATCGTCGATGACGGCAGCGGCGACATGGTCTTCGGACAGGCCCGGCTCGACGCCTACGTATCGGCGACGCCGTTCGTGAAGCTCAGCTTCGAGCTGATGCAGGACTCGGCGTTCGATCTCGAGGGCTTCATCGCCGGTGCTCTCGGCGAGCGTCTCGGCCGTCGCGCCAACGCGCGGCTGACCGTCGGAACCGGCGTCGCCATGCCGAACGGCGTGGTGACGGCCGCCTCGATCGGCGTGAACGCAGCTTCCGCGACGGCGATCGCCGCCGACGAGCTGCTCGCGCTCTTCCATTCGGTCAATGCAGCGTACCGTCGCAATCCGAAGTGCCGCTTCATGCTCCCGGACACGACGCTGCTCGCGATCCGCAAGCTCAAGGACGGCATGGGCAACTACCTCTGGCAGCTCGGCAACATCCAGATCGGACAGCCGGACTCGCTCCTCGGCAAGCCCTACTCGATCAACGACGACGTGCCGGCGATCGCCACGGGCAACCGCACCGTCCTGTTCGGCGACTTCAGCCGGTACTGGGTCCGCAAGGTCGGCGCTCCGCTGATCGGCACGGTCCGTGAGCGCTTCTGGCCGAAGATCGGCATGGCCGGGCTTATCCGCTTTGACGGCGAGCTCACCGACGCCAACGCGATCAAGTGCCTGAAGCAGGCTTAATCGCCAGCTCGATAACGAGGAGGGCTCGGCCATGCGGCCGGGCCCTCTCTCTTTTTCCGAACGGCCAGCCGGCCGTTCCGTAAAGGAGAGAAGACCATGGCAGACAAGACGAACGACGACGCGGCTACTTCAGCCGCGGAGAAGGAAGCCGCCGAAAAGGCCGCCGCGCAGAAAGCAGCTGCAGAAAAGGCCGCGGCCGAGAAGAAGGCGGCGGCCGCGAAGGCCTGCGAAGAGCTCGAACTGACAATCGGCAAGGATGGCAAGGTCGGCCTCGAAATGCTCACCGGCCTCTCGGGACCGACAATCAGTCTCTCGAAAGGCGATCCGCACAGCTGCGATCCAGCTGAAGCTGTGCGCCTGGTCCGCGCCGGCTTCGCCAAAGCCCGCTGATTCAGCCACCCATCGAAAGGATCAATCCAATGCACAAGCTTACGCGCTTCGTCTGCGCGCTCGCCGTCCTCTGCACCGGTCTGATCGGCCCGGTCGCCACGCCGGCCTTCGCCGGCCTCGAGCACGCCCAGGCATCGACGTACTTCGGCGCCGGCATGGTGTCGCGACCTGGCAGGGCCGAGCTCGCCGACGCACCGCACTTCGTCTATGACGTCACGGACGTTTCCGCCGACGGGCACGTCCGCTGGCATGAGCGGATCCACAACCTCGTCACCACGGCGGGGAAGAACGACCTCCTCGACAAGTACTTCAAGGGCTCGGCCTACACCGCGGCCTGGTACATGGGGCTCAAGGGCACCGGCTCGGCCGCTGCCGGCGATACGCTAGCCAGTCACAGCGGTTGGTCGGAGGTCACTCCCTATAGCGGCAACCGCCCGGCAATCACCTTCGGGACGAGCTCGAGCGGCTCGAACACCGCGACGGCCGTCAGCTATTCGATCAACGCATCGGCGACGGTCGCCGGCGCGTTCGTCGCTTCGGTCAACACCGGTACCTCCGGCACGCTCTACAGCGCCGGCGATTTCGCGGCCTCGCGCAGCGTCGTTTCCGGCGACACCCTGAACGTCACGCTTACGGTGAGCTTTACCTAAAGCAAGCTGACGGGAGGACGGCGTGTCCACCAAAACCGTCCTCCTCACCAGCGGCACGACCTGGGCGCTTCCAAGCGACCTCGACACTTCGGTCAACGTCGATGTCATCTGCATCGGCGGTGGCCAGAGTGGAGCGCGGGCCCCGAACGGGGGAACATCGTCAGCGAACGGCGGCGCCGGCGGCAACTGGGCAAAATCCTCCATCTCGCTGGCCGGGCTCACGCCAGGCTCGTCGAGCGTCTGGATCACGATCGGCGCCGGCGGCGCCACGCAGACGACAGCCGGCGGTGGCAATAATAACGGCGGCACGACCTGGCTCAACAAGAGCTCGAACGCTGCTCCGACCGCCACAACGGATGGCGCGAAAGCGCTCGGCGCCGGCCAATCCGGCTCCGATGTCGGAACGACGACGCATAGCGGCGGCGGCAACGCTGGCGGTAACGGCACCGTCGCCGGCTGCGGCGGCGCCGGCGGAAGCGCCGCCGGCAAGGATACGGCGGCCGGCGGCCAGGGCGGCAACGGCGCCAACGTCAATGACGGTGGTGGTGGCGGCGGCGGCGGCGTCGGCAGCGGCGGCACGTCGGCTACATCGATCACCGGTGGCAATGGCGGCAACACCTATGCCGGCGGAGCC